CCACTGATGCACCTGGTTGCACACCGCCACGAACAGGTAAGCGCGCCAGTTCGTCACCTTAGCCCGATGGGGCCATATCTTCAGGAGCGTGTCCTGGGCTACGTCCTCAGCGTCTTCATGGCGCAGGCCGCGCTTACGGGCTATACGCACCGCGTAGTCCCTGGCGTCATCCCAGGGGATGGCCCCGTTACTGCTCACCGTGGGCCTTCACTCCAGGAGCTTGCTACCGGCTCCGGTGGAGAATCCCCAAACAGCAGCAGCCAGAGCAGGAACAGGCCGATGACCCCCCCCAGCATCAGGGTTGCTGCTAGCTCGTGGCCGTAGCAACGGACAAACGCGGGCCAAGGAATATGGCCCATGGGCTGCCCGCGCCTCGGCTTGTACAGGTATTGCATTTCTCTGCCTCCTCTGTCACGTGTGCCCAGCCCATCAGCACACCGCATACGGAACATTGAGGGTGTACGGTATCCTGCACGCGGCGAGTCACTGCCTCTAAGGCTAACACGTAGACCTGCCAGCGATGGTATACTAGCCACACGGTTTTGCGGAACCGGCACTGCGCCTCGCGGCGCGCGCGGCTCGCCCAGGGGAACTCCCCGATGTACCGGTAGGTGGGGTTTAGCCACTGGGCGCGTACTGTGTCTAACAGGTCGCGGAGTGGCTGGCTGCGTTCCTCGTATTCCCTGAGCACCGTGCACACTTCGCAGCCCTGCTGGTACAGCTTCACACGCTCCTGCCTTCCTGCCACCCGCTACGGGCGGCTTGCTAACCATCATACGCCCCTCGTGGCCCTTGTCAAGCCCCTTGTGCTCAGCTACCCACAGCCGATGACTCTCATTGTCTGGGAAAGTTGGCCCCACGACGGCTACCCCTCCCCCCAGAGCTTCACGTCTACCTTCAGAGGCACTGAGAGGGCCGCTACACCCTCCATGACCTCGGCTATGGCATGTCGGGTGTCTGGGGTGTCTTCCGCTACTGGGAGCTTGATAAGTACGGAGTCATGTATCTGGTGGCGAGTGTTAAACCCCGCCTTCTCCAGGGCGATGGTGGCCAGCTTGGTAGCATCGCTACCCCCACCCTGGGGCGGTGCTGCGCGGGCCTCCCGTCTCCGGTGCCCCTGATCAGGGTGCGGTGGGACATGATGCGTGCGCCCGAACAGCCCTGGCACCTGGTCTAAGTCCTGGACACGGTTGCACCACTCCAAGACGCCTGGTAGGGCCGCCTTTACAGTAGCTTGGAGTTCCTTTAGCTGCTGCACGAGCTTGCGCGTCGGGGCCAGGCCGAAGCGGGCTGCTTGCATGCTAAGCCCTTGCTCCTCCCCCCCGTAGACGGTGCCGTAGAACAGCACCTTAGCCCAGCGACGGTATTCGGGGCCTGGCATACCTATGAGCCCCTGCACCCATTCCAGCACGTCCACGCCTCGGCTGAACACGTCCAGAAGGTTGGCATCCTGCGATAGGTGAGCGATGATGCGCGCCTCCAGTTGCGCGTAGTCTGGGGCTAGGAGCACGTAGCCCTCCTCTTCCCCCAGCAGGTCAGCCAGATCGGTGGGGATATTCTGGAGGTTTAGCGTCTTGCTGCTGGGGCGGCCCGTCCAGGCCCCCGTAGGCCGCCAGAGGGTGCCGATGCGTGGCCAAGGCCATTTCAGCCAGGGTAGCAGGTAGGTAGACAAATATTTCGCCCTGGAACCTGTCCGGTACTGGTGGAGGGCGGCTACCTTGGGGTTATCTAGGTACTTCATCCGCTCGGCCTCGGCTACGGACTTCAGGCCGGTAACCTTCTGTAGCTGGGGGTTGCTCTGGAGGCTGTCCACGCCCAGGAACCGCTTTAAGGCGTCCCCCTCTGCCTCTAGTTCGCTATCCCACTTCTCAGCCAGGGCAGCAGCCCGTTTCCGGTCAAGGGTGAACACGCCCTGCATACTCCAGCGCGCGTAGATGCGTAGCATGGGCTGCTCCACATTGTCATAGAGCCAGAGGGTGCCTACGCTCGCCCGTCGCCGGAGTTCCTGGTAGATTTCCAGGTGCGATTGCGAGTCATTGACGCAATACTGGTAAAACTCTGGGGTGCCCTTCACCACGTCCTCAAACTTGACCATGGGCTTGCCCAGGAGCCGGAGGCTCAGGGACTTCATTACAGTGTCGCGCTCCCCGCTCAGATGGGCCAGCATCTTGGAGTCATGCCAATTGGGCGTCCAATCGTCAACGGCCCCCGCGTCAAAGGGGAGGTTGTGGGCCACGGGCTCCGCGTCGGGGGCGAACGTGACCTGGCCAGGATGCGTGACGCACTCCCCCGTACTGAGGCCCACCGCGATGCACCGGAGCGCGCGCGGGTCTGGGCCATCGCTCCCCTTCAGGCCCATCTTCTCCCGTAGCCCCTCTACGTCCTCAGTCTCAGTGTCCAGGCCCACCAAGCCGGTTACCACTACCTCGTTAGGCATGGTGATGGCGGGGAGGGTCGGAGGCTCGCTGAGACGGGGGGCCAGGGCCAATACCGTCTTAATATCGGCCTCTACGGTCTGCTTGCGAAACTTGTCACGCAGACGGAGCCAATAAGATGGGTGCCAGCAGGCTATGACGGGGTACCCCGTACTGGACAAGCTGGGGGCGGACTCACGGGCATCCCAGGCGGCTATGGCCTCGGCTACGTGCTCCTCCTGCATCCCCACGTCTCGATACTTGGCTAACTGGCTGTCGCGGGCCTCGGCCCACGTCGCGTCATTCTTATAGCGGCTCCCCGCGAACAGGCGGTCAGAGCGGCCCTGGCAGACGCTAATGGGGGCGCTGAACGCGAGCTTAGAGGCGTAGGCTCCCAGTAAAACTACGCCTTTCAAGTTAGGCAATTCGGCTAGTTCCGCGCGGATACGTGCGGCCCCTTCCTTCAGGTCGCGCACCTTGGGCGCAGTGCTACCCAGCAACACGCGATCACAAATGTTGGTGAGCCAGCAGGCCGAGAGGTCTAGCCCTACCTCAGCGGCCATGCGGCGGAGGGCCTGACCGGCTGGGCCTACCAGGGGGCGGCCCTTTTCCCCTTCCTCGTAGCCTGGGCTCTGGGCCACAAACGCCAGTTCCGCGTCCTTGGGGCCGGAGGGGGGCACGCGGGTCTCAGTCATTCGCCTCTAGCTCCCGCTCTAGTGCCGCTAGCTCCTCTAGCTGAGGGTTGAACGTGTCCCCCGCCGTGCTGCTAGCGATGACGCGCAACAGGAATACCATGCGGGCCAGTGCAGCAACTTGGCGTAGCGCCTCGTACTCGCCAGCGGTAAGGGGGTAGTCCTTGCCGATAGCACGCTTACGCAGGAAACTCTCAGCCATGAGCCACCCCAGTTGCTCCACACTTAGTACAAGTGCCCCACACTGTCACAGTAGGATGCTTACATTTAGCTACGGTTTGCGTCCCTATTCTTGTACCACGGCGGCTATTATCAGGCTGGTGGCAACCTTCGCCGCATGGAAGCCCTGCCTTTACGCGGCGGGCATGCTCCATTGCACGTAGCTGCCCCGTAGTAACAGGGCACATATCGGGAGGGAGCATTGCGTCAGTCACGGCTGAAATCCCGTGCCATCGCTACTGAGAACAAGGCGTTGTAGGCACGCTTCCAGCGGCGCATCTTAACTGGGGTGGGATTGGGGCTCAACGGGCAGTTGCGCGACAGTATTGTTACCAGCCGGTCATAGGCTGTTACCCGCTCTCTGTCAGTCTTAGGCTTCCTAGCCATGACTGATACGCTCCTGGGCTATTTCCAGGTAGTGTTCGTCAGTATCTATGCCCACGCACCGGAAGCCCTCAGCAAGAGCGGCCAGGGCCATGGTGCCGCTGCCTATGAACGGGTCAAGGATAACGCCCTTGGGGGGGGTTACCAAGCGGCAGAGCCAGCGCATGAGGGTGATGGGCTTCACTGTGGGATGATCATTGCCCTCCCCCCGTTCCTTGCGGCTAGCTTTCGCGCAGTAGAAAAAGCGGGAGGCCCCGCCGCTCTGCGCGTCCAGCAGCGCCGCCGCATCTTCGTCCAGGACTACGTTGGCGGGCCAGCGGCCTTTAGAGTGGCCCCTTCCACCAAGGTGCAATTTCTGGCCCCCATAGGCATAAACGTCAATGGGATTAGGGCTTGGGGGACGGCTAGTATTTTCGTCTGTGGCAATCCTACAGGCATCTATGCTCAGTCCCCCTACGCCGTGCTCCTGGACGTTGGCCGCTACAGTGCCCTCCAGAGGCTTGCGGCAGAGGATGATGGGCTCCCAGGCTGGCTTTAGGGCCGTACCCCAGCCTTCCCACTGGTGGGCGTCGGGGGTTGCTGGGGCACGTATTAAGTTATCCCGTACACTGAACCGCTTTCCTGGTAGCCCTGGTGTTACGCCCTGGTACTTGCCCACCACTTCTGCCGACTCCCAAACAGCACTAGGCTCCCCCTTACGGCCATTCAGTCGCCAAACTTCAGCGTCCATTTCACCCCCGAAGCCGATAATGCGCCGCAATTGTACCCACTGCTCCCAAGTCGGGCAGTTAAAGCCAAGCTCCCAATTCGCTACGCAGCCAGTCAACCTGCCAGTCGCACTTGGCCAGTAGGCAGCTACGAATTTCTGGGTAAGTCCAGCAGCTTCACGCTGTTCCCTTAGCCACCGCCCGACGGCTTCCCGTTCCGGTTTACGTGTCTCGTCCGCTTTGTCTATTGCCTTGCTCACGTCTAGGGACTTGGGAAAGCCCGTACCATAGAGCCACATGAGCGTATCCCGAATCTCAAACCCCGCATCCTCCACTCCACAGGCCGTGCGATGCCAGAGGCGCGTCCCCGCCATAACCAGCATGTGGCCCCCAGGCTTTAGGGCGCGTAGGGCCTGCCTGGCCCAGAGGAACGTCCAGCGCTGGAAGTCGCCGCCGTGGAAATACTCCACAAAGTCCTCCCCAGGGCGGGGCTTATCCCAGTCCTTGCCCATGAAGTTCAGGCCATAAGGCGGATCAGTCACGATGGCATCTATGGACGCAGGACGCATAGCTGCAAGCACCTCCCTACAGTCCCCCAGATGCAGAGCTACGCCCTTGACGGGGTACTTAACCACGGAGGATACGCTCCCCACGTGCCAGCAGACGCACTAGGCTGCGCCTGGCAGCCCGTCTACGCTGTCGGGTAGGGTGGTATGCTACTAGCTGGCGGTGGCACGTGTGACGGGCTTCTCCCTTGCCCGCATACCAGATGCAAGAGCAGCGCTGGCAGTAGTGGAGTGCCCCCTTGCTGGGCGCGTATTGGCACCTGTAGGGGCGGTGGACACCGAGGCGGCAGAGGAGGGGCTTAGTCATCCGTTCAGTAGCCTACTGCTAAGCTGCCCTGGGCAAGGGGCTTGAATACACTCGGTGGCCCCCACCGCTTGGACTCAGGGCGCAGGGGGAGGTGCCACCAGCCGCGGCGCACCATCATGGCCACTAGCGGGTAGTTACCCCCGTCCAGCCAAGCGTCCTCTAGGGTTTCATCGCTGAACTCCGCCTCCTCCAGGGGCTCCATTTGGCCACCGTAGGGGGCTCCGCATTTCCAGCACGTTGGGGCCAGGCCATAGGCACGCTCTAGGCGGGCCAGCTTGTCTCCCATACGCACCACGCAACCCCGCTCCCCATGGCGAGCGATGTTGGCGGGGCCATACTTCCGATGACGCTCCACTAGGAGCTTGACCATTTCAGCGGCCACCAGGAGGGCCGCCCCCTCAAAGTCCGTTGGCTGACTAGCATGCTGGTCAGGCATCAGACAAACCTCTTGCGAATGTCGGGCCAATCGGTGAAGCGCACGGCACGGTCATCTATATAGGCTAAGGCGGGCAGCTTCTCATGGGTAACCTTCCAGATGACAGGGGCACCATATCGCTCTAGCCAGTCGCGGATTAGTTGGGTCTGGCTTGGGTCGGCGCAGCGCGTCGTATGCACCACGAGGACATAGCCCGCCTCTCGTAACGCCCAGAGCGCCGCTATTGCCCCTGGTATCGGAGGGTCATACAGGGTGCCATCGTGCCACCCCCTGCTATAGGTGTGGAGCACCCCGTCAAAGTCTATGCAGAGCGTGCGCTGAGCCAAAGGTATATCGGAGGCTGGGGTGGTCATCCCTTAATTCCTCCCAGCCCGACACCAGTCGCACCGTCGCTACCCATGCCTTGGCGGGCGCGGGCCGCTGGGGTAATGCCTAGCTCCTGCTCCAGGCGGAGCGCGTCTGCGTAGAGCTTGTGGTACTCGTCTAAGCGGGCCGCCTTGGCCGTGTAGGTAGGGGGCCGCTTCGTCATGTCCTTGTGCATGTCAGTGGTGAGCTTATAGCACCAGGCCAACCTGCGCACAGCCTGGTCATCGCGGCCCCCGTCCAGGTGGGGGTTGGCCTCCATGATGGCCTTATGCAGGCCGTCCACTGAGGTAGGTTTACCAGGCACGCTAGAGGTGCTCCGATACTAGGGCGCGGAACACGGCCCTGGCGGTACGCCAGAGGTTCGCTTCTGGCACTACGATGGCCAGCCGGTCATCCTTCACCTTGACTGCATCCTGCAAGGTAGCCACTACGCCCTCCAGGATGCCAATGCGCTCCCCCTGCTCCGATACCTTGCGGTTGAGGCCCAAGATGGTGCGGTCACGGTCAGCCACTGTGGCCTGTGCGGTACCCAGACTCACCTTGCAGACGGCCAGGGCTGCCTCCACCTCTGAACAGTCGGCGGGAGGGAGGGGAGGAGCCGGAGCTACTACTGGCTTTGGCACTGAGGCCAGGCTGGCCCAGCCCTGCGTGGAGACTACGCCCCGCCGCCAGATAGTGACCAGAGTAGCCTTGTCAGTGTTGGCCTGCTGAGCGGCCTGCTGGAGGTCAGAGCCGGAGGCGTTGCCCTGGAGCATGGGGGTATAGGCTCCACGGAAACCGAGGGGGCCGTTCAGGTCTAGCTTTGCTTGGTGGATGCTGGAGGCCGCACCTGCCCAGACGCCCTGCCCCGCGAATGTCACCCAGTAGCACATGGGGGCGGCGGCGGTGGCGTGCCTCAGCCACCGTGTGGTGCCACTCCGTGCCCAGTGCTGGCTGCGCGGGTCATAGATGACGCCCAGGTACGCCTTGGGGCGGGCACCCCGCAGCTTGGCCATGAAGGTGTCTGCCAGGTAGGTGCAGTCGGCGTTGCAAAAGCCCGCGTAGGGCTCTACGTCCAGGTAGAGGCCCTTGACCCCTGGCACGTCCAGGCACGCCTTAGCCAGGCGCAGTTGGGCAGCAACATTGCGGCCCTTGGGAACACCCCAGAGGTAGACCCCAATGCCCTGCGCCTTGTACGTAGCTACGAGCTTGGCGATGGATGCGGGGCCGGAGACGGCGGCGGCGTGGCGGTCAAACTTGGCCATCCAGTAGACCTCATCCCACGCCTTGATTATCACGTCGCGGATGGGCAGCTTGCTATCGTCGCCCTGCGCGCCAGGGTAGTCTACCCCGAACTGCCAGATGACGGGGGCTACCTTCATCGGGGTGCACCGTCCCCAGCAGCGGTGCCTATCAAGGTAGGGTCACCACTTGCGCCCTCGGTGGCCCCACCATCCCAGAGGGCACCGGTCAGGGCCTCGTTAAGGCGCTCCCCGCGTACCCCGCCAGTCACCACGCGGTAGACCACGGACGCCTCCATAAAGGCCAGGCCAGTGGCCCCCAGTAGGGCCTCTGGGTTACTGAGGCTCACCGTGCCTAGCTCCCCTGAGACGGCCAGGCCTACCGTGGCCACGGCCAGGGAGACGGCCCCCAGCAGGGCCATGGTCACCTCCGAGGGCCAGCGCCGGTTCTTCAGGAAGCTCACCACAGGCGGGATGGCCCAGGCTACCGCTGCTACGAACGCCAGTTCATTCATTTTCTGCGTCCTCTCGTGCTACTAACCAGAACAACATGTGGATAATTCGGCGCATATCAGCCGCCGTCCAGCTTTCCTTCTGGAAAAGCTGCCGTATGATTCTACGGGCGTTACTCAGCTCAACTTCGCGGGCAGAAATGACACGCTCCTTAGTCGCCACAACTTCCATTGACCCATCTGGCAATTTACGGAAAGTTTCGTCTATTTCCGTACGGCTCTTGAAGGTAGCCATCTAGGCTGATCTCCTGAGACGGGGAACGGCGGGGAAGATATTGATCGAGCCAAGGTTGGTGACGGCGGGGAAGGGGTCGGGCAGACCGCCGCTCTCCGCTGTGGCCTGCCCCGTTGCGTACGGGATTAGCCCCTCCGCTACTACCTGTTGGTCGGCGGCCTGGCCCGTCAACGGTACGCCGACGGTCAGGGGGTCAACGCTCGTTATGCTATCTATGTCACCGGCCAACGCTGAATTGGAAACTATTGCCGTATAGTACCATCCACGTTCAAGCGTCAGCGAAATTATAATCTCCTTCAATCCGGTAAACCCTGTCACGGTTCCTGCGTCCAGAAGCAAGTCCCCTGGCTCACCGTCCTTGCGGTTGTAGACGCCAAGGCGCGCGAAAACCGGCCCTATGCCAATAGAGGCTCTGAGGCCAATCCTATCAAATGTTGACCGCTCGGCCACGTAGAAGGGCGTCGCCAGCAAGATGTCATTAGCAAGTGTAAAGCCGTCACGGACAGCAATTACGTCCAGAAGCTCGCTCCATCCAGGGAGGCCCCAGGACGCCCCGCCGAAAGCGATACGGCTAGGATAGATTCGCTCAAATGATACGTGGCCAGCAGGAGCGACAGTTTCGATAATCTGCACCGTAGTCTCTTGGGTGACAACAATATCGCCCGCGCCCACGCTAACGACTTGCTTAACCTCAATGACTTCTACCGTAGTGTCCATTAGCGGGTAACCTCTGGGGATATAAAGGCGTCGCCTTCCAGCAGGCGGGTTACCTTGCCTGCTGCGTCGGTCAGTTCCAAATCCCAGACGCCATTCTTGACGGGTTTCAAGGCGCGAGTATCGTCTGAGACTACCAGCAGTTGGATAGTACCCGCTGCGCCGCCGAGGACAATCCTACTGTTGGCCGTGGTCATGTCCAGAAGTAGAGCACCGTCAATCTTAGTACGGATTTGCGCCGCCGCCGTAAAGCCGGTCAGGTTGATAGCGACCCCCGCCGAGTCCTTCCAGGTGAACGTGCGATCAAGGGTCGCACCCTGGTAGACGCGCAGCTTGTAGATGCCAGGTTGGTCAGCCATTGTTGCTATCCTACCCCTGTACCTAGGAACACGTCAAGGTCACTGTTCAGCGGGGAAACTACATGCTACAGAGAAACGGTCGTTATTGCCTGCACGAGGGTTTACAACGCCGTTGCCGTCGATATTCAGTTGGGCGATAACTGCTGCCGAGGCTGAGCGTGACCAGGCGCCAAACTTCTTACCTAGCGCAGGACGGTAGCCAGCAGGAAGCGTAAACGCCGCCGTGTTTATTGTCCCTGCGGTGATAACGCCCTTCAGGAATACCGTGCCTTCACCGTCCTTGCGGAAAGCAGCAGTCTCATTGGTACCGCCTTTGTTGACCCAACTGTTCTCGAAGGCTGGCTCGCCTGAGTCCCCTACCTCATGCCAGTCATCTATGAGGCCATCGTGGCTGACGTGAGTGCCCCGCAGGCCAGTAGCCGTGCGACGCGGGGCGCGCTTGTCCAGGCTATCCGCGACAACGGCGATAGGGTTGAGCCGGAAGCCTCCCCTACGTTCAGTCATAGTTCACCGGCCAGCAGGCGGGAGTGCTGAAGCTCCCACCAATCTGTCTGCGCGGCGTATACTGCCCGCTCCTGCTCCAGGCTGCCCAGAGCCCGCGCAGCAAGGCGAGTAGCCACAGACGCCTCATAGGCCACGTTCCCCGTGATAGGGGCTCCTATGAGCTTCTGGTGGCGTGTGGCAGCCTTATAGGCGGGGGTGTTCGGGCGTGCTGTCGCCAGTACAGTGGGAGGGTCGCTGGGTAGTAAGTCGCGGAGTTGCTGGAGGCAGATGCCCCGAAACTCCACCAGTACCTCCGGCCCCGCTAGGGCCTGGGCCACGCTGCACGCGGCAAAGGTAACGTCAAGGCCCGCGGCGCGCACCCTCTGCCATGCCTTACGGGAGGCTGACTGCTTATCCTCTACGTCTAGGCCGTCAGGAAACATGCGTCCAAACTCGGATGCCTGGAGGCAAGAGTCAGGGCTGAATCCTGATACATTCTCCAGACTCTTCTGAGTCATCTTGTCGGCCATTATGTTGCTTCTTCCAGGAGCATAGTCAGGCGGGCCATCCCATTGATTTCATGGTCTAACTGCCACCCCTCCAAGTAGTACAGTTCGTCAGCCATGCTAGCCCCTGGCCCCGTCACTTGGCGGTAGCGCACGGGGAGTCCAGGCTGGCGGCCTATGACCTCCAGTAGCAGGGGCACGTCTGACGCCTTTAGTTCCAGGCGCACCTTACTGAGGCCGTTGCCGTAGCGGTCAGCCCAGTCGGCCAGATCGGTCATTAACTGTGTCCGGTAGCCCTGCGCGGGCATTTCTAGCTCCAGGAGGCGGGGCTGGTCATCGTCAGTACCTGCGTGAACCTTGTCAACGAACGTACGCTCTGTGGTGCTCCGGTTCTGCGCCCGCCCGCGTACCTTGAACTTGGATACGGTCATTCCAGCGCCCCCTGCCCTAGCGATGGCTAAGCCCGCCCGCCCATAGTTCTCTACATACGGACTCGGAACACTCTTGCCACTAAGGGGCCGAGTATCATCCGTCACGGCCCCAGCAGTAAGGGCTAGGACGGCTACAGCGCGGCGCAAAATCAAGCCCTCCTCCCCCTCTTCCGCTAGGTACTGGGCACGCAGGCGCACGCGCGCATCATTGCCATAGGCGCGAGGGACGGGCTCAAAGGCCCATAGAGTACGGCGCTCTACGGTCAGTAGGGACACGTCGCCAAAGCTAGCCACGCGGATACGGTTGTAGAAGTTGGCGGCGGGCTCGCTGTACTGGGGGTCAGAGACGTAGAATCCGTCCTCTATCTCCGTGTCAGTAAGCCGCAGCTTGGCCACGGCGGTTGGTGATCGTTGGTCAAAGTCCTCAAAAACCAAGGCTCCCAGCCCATCTTCAAGCCACCAGCCACCGGCTGACTTCACGGCCTCCTCCAGAGTAGCTAAGGCACTCCGCTCAAAGGCGTCCAGGTACTCTATATCCTCATCGAAGTTGCTTGCGTCAGGGGGGTTGAATGACCGTTCGATACGGTTCTTACTGGGGTACATGCTGAGGCCGTCGATAATGAAGTCTAGGAAGCCATCGGCGGTGGCTGTAATGCTACCGTCAAACGTCCAGCGGATGCTCCGGCTGGTGGAGCCACTGTTAAACTGTACGTCCTTCAGCACGGCGTACTGCCAGTCATCTAGGGTCAGGGTTATCAGGACGGAGGCCACCACGCCTATGTTATCAAACGCCTCTACCAGTACCTTCTCCCCCACCATGTCAGTGTCATTTGTGGCTAGGAACTGGCGTATATCGTACGCATCAGTGTCGTTAGTGCGGCTGGTCATGTCCAGATCACCGGCCAGGCGGTCAGTAACGGTAACGCCAGCGCGGAAGGCGAATACAGCGTCTCCCTCCAGGGCTCCGTAGGTCTCAGGGTCAGGGCCGCCCAGCTTGGCAGTATCGGTTACCCCGCCGATAACGAACGGGCTGTTCAGAATGATGTTGTCACCAGCCACGCGGAAAGCACCATCATCTATGAGTTCCCCTGGTGTCATAATGTCCAGGAGCCGCTGTATAACAACCTTGGAGGGCTTACGAGTAAATGGCCCCGCGCTGATTTTGATGCCCGCAAGGGTCTCCAAGTGCCCTGTAACCTGCATTTCCATTAGGGGCTCCCCACTACGGGATACCCTGAAGTTCCGTATGCTACCGGTCAGTAGGGCAGTCTGGGGATTGGCTGCGCGGCTACTCGTGGACTCATGTGCGGTACCGCTCCAGGTAGCACCTGGCTGATCGCCGTCCACATAGGGCTGGCTAGTATCCGTACCCTGGTAGAAAAATGCGGCGTCAATGAATACTGTTTCGCCGACAACAAAACTACTTCCGTCCTCAATGATACCCAGGAAGGCAGTTACGGCAGTGCCAGGGGCTACAGCTATGACCAATAATTCAGCCCAAGGGCCGTCCTGACGGAGCGTAACAACTGTCCCAGAATCGCTCGATATAACGCTGCCGCCGCTATTGTGCCAAAGGATGACAGGGTGCCAGTCTGAGGAGCCACCGATAGCGAGCATCCAAACACGCCAAACGTAAGATAAGCTCGCCGTAACAGGTATACGGCTAGCGTCTCGATTCTGCACGCTTATGGCTTGTGCTCCTGCCGCCGCCCCAACTGACGACCCACAGGCCGCTCCATATTTAGCCTGAGTTGTAACACGAGTCAATACACCCAGGTCATCCGCCCACCCCACGGCATCGTTCTCTAGCGATGGATTCTCTATCAGATTAGAAGCCGCCGGTGTAGTGACCGTAGCCTTTAGCTGCACCTTAACGCCCCGCTTCAAGTCGGGGGAGTAGGGGCTACTCGCGTTCTTGGGGCTGAACCGCCTGTCTTCGTTATCCATAAGGAGGGCACCTGCACGGGCGGGGAAAGCGTCCAGAGCAGAATCCCGCCACAGAGTAACGCCCTTTAAGCCCTTCAGGAAGGTGCTCCAGTCGGTCTCAAACGTGCCGTCACCATTAAGGTCAGCCTTTAGCTCATAGAGCGGGTTGGTCATCGGCCCCGCCGTCTCCGATCAGCCTGCTCCTCCTCTATGAAGTCCATGAGGCGAGACACGTCTGCGCGGGTTACGCCCAGGCCGAGGTGCAGCTGCTGTATAACGACACCGCCGCCAAAGCCCCCTGCACGGAACTCCTCATCTTTATGGACTACAGCCAGGCCGGTCTCCAAGACGCGGCCACCATGCTCTAGGCGGGGCAACGTGATAGGGGATAGGTGCGGGATAGTGGGCAGGCTGGGGCCGCCAAAGAAACCGATAACGGAGCTAATCGCACCCCCGATTTGGTTCAGGCGGTGGCCCAAGTTATCCACGCCTTGCAGCATGAAATTGATGCCCGATTCTGCCCCACCTATCAGGGTGTTAATCACGCCCCTCACGAGGAAAAAGCCCGTTGTTACACCGTCCTTGATACCGTTAATAATGGCCCGCCCCAAGCCAAACGCAGCCGCGCCCACCTTAGTAGCTACCCCCCCTATCTTCCCCACCAACCCATTGAACGTACCCTTGACCAAATTCCAGACGTTCAACGCACCCAGGATAGACTCGATGGTGCCGATGAAGGTCAGTTGGAGCCAGTCCAGGAACAGGCCAAGCGCGATTTGGGCCAGGTTCTTTAGGGCATCCCAGGCAGTAGCCCAGTCACCGGAGATAATGGCCTTGACGAACCGGACAAGCTCACCTACAAAGTCTATGAGTCCTTGGATGAAGCCTTGTAGGGCCTCAATCTTATCCCCAATGACCTTGATCGTGGCCTTGAATATCTCGCCCAGGACGGGGATGCCCTCCACCTTCTCAATAACCTTGTCCACGAACTCCTCTACCGTAGCCTTCCAAGCGTCGAAGTTCTCCCGTATCAAGCCAATGAGGAGTATGAGGCCGATGATAGCCGCTATAGCGATAGCTCCAGGGCCGAGGGCCAGGAGGATAGCTATGCCTATGGCGATGATGGCAGCTATAAGCACCGGCTTGTTATCAATGATGAAGTTGAACAGGCCCTTGATGAGAGGTACAACAACTTCCAGCCCCGACTTGAACGTACCCCATAGGGCTTTAAGTTTGGGTATCGCAGAGTCTACGAACTCCTTAATAGTTCGCCCCACGTCCTGGCCAATGCCAATGAAGCCCTGTGCGCCGTCACCCATATTCTTAAAGCCGCCGACAAAGCCCCTAATGAACTCCTCCACGGCAGGCAATACGTCATTAGATAGGAACTTGCCCAGCTTCAGGAGAAGCGGTATAAGCAGCCCGCCCAGCGTTATGAGTATGTCCATTACTGCTGACTTCAGCAGGCTCATCTGTGCAGTGAAACTCTCTAGCTGCTTATCGGCTACCTCTTGTGTAATACCACCAGCCTTTTCCAGTTCCGTCTGGTATTCGCGGATAGCATCACTCTGGCCCAACAGCGCTTGGAGGGAAGCAATTGACTTATCGCTGAAGCCAAGCTGTAACAGCGTTGCTTTCGCTTGTGCGTCACTCATGCCGCCAAGAGCACCCTCTAAATCACCTATAATATCGGCCATGTTACGCATGTTGCCTTCAGAGTCAAACACGGAGATATTGAGCGCAGCAAATTCCTCCGCGTTTTTGAGCGCCTTAGTCTGAAGGTCACGTAGTACGATAGCAAGCTGGGTACCTGCCATTGACCCCTTGATGCCCTGATCAGCAAAGACAGCCAGGACAGCTACCCCCTCTGCGGTATCCTTATTAACGGCGCGCAGGGCTGGGCCTGCCTTGTTGGTTAAGGCCTCAGAAAACTGCTGGACTGTCGCGTTAGCGAGTGTATTAGCCTTAACCAAAATATCAGACACCTGAACCATGTTTTCCAGGTTCTCCGTCGTATCGTCAACGGTCAAGCCCAGGGCCGATTGCGCGTCAGTCAGCAGGTCAGTGGCTAGGGCCATGTCGAAATTGCCTGCCTGCGCAAAGGCGGCCACCTTGGGCAGAGCCGCGATGCTCTGCTCAGCGTCTAGGCCAGCCGATGCCAGGAAGAAATACGCCTCAGCCGCTTGGGTAGCAGAAAAGGTTGTAGTCTTAGCAACCTCGCGGGCAGCGTCAGACATTTCTGTACGCAGCGTATCAGACACGTCCCCCATAATGGCTAAGGAACTAGTCATAGCCTGGTCAAAGTCGGCGAACGCCTTGACCGAGACAACCCCCAACCCCACGATGGCAGCGCCACCGACTAGCGCACCCTTACGCATAGCGCCACCGATACCACCGGCTAGGCCGCGCAGCTTACGCAGCGGCCCTGACGCCTTATCCTTCAGCGTCGCCAGTAGCTCTAGCCTACCCTCTGCTGCCACGTTTAGTCTGCCCAACCCCGCGCCGTATAGGGGCACCGCCTACACCGAAACAATGGATAGTGCAAACCAATACGACACAACCAGGAACGGATAACCCAGCGAAACATGCGCTCGGCACAACCCTTCGTCTGGGCGACTAGTAATAACTCGGTTCTACCTGCGGCCATGTTTCCCCTTTGCTGCTGTTACCCGCGTACTGCGCTTTTGCTCAGCCTCGCGCCACTCCTCTATGCCTTCTTTCAGGTCTGCCAAGTCCTCTAGGAGCCGCGCAAGAGTAGTCCAGTAGTCCGCGTAGGTTATGCGGACTCCGAGCCTTCGGAGGTTGTCTGCGGCGGCGTATTCTCTAGGGACTCTGCCGTGGCCGCTGACCTGGGCTCGGAGTCTTGCCCTTCCCCCGCTGGTCTCCGGCTGCGCGTAGCTATCCACCCAGCCGCCCAGTCGCGTGTCTTGGCGTCCAGGCCCGCCTTCTCCTCCGCACTGCACTCCACCCCCTCATAGCTGCCACCACGCCACTCCTGGAGGCCGTAGCGCACCACTGCGCTAAGGTCTAAGCCGAACGTGGGGTCTGAGCGGCGCTGCTGTCGGGTCTCCTCTACGTCGCTGCTCATTAGTTCCTTCAGCATTTCGGGGTCAGCGCCACTCATGGCGGCTAGCTGCTTGCCCACGCGGCGGGTGCCTTCCTCATCGCACTGGTCTAGCTCCCCCCCGCTCAGGGGGCGCAGGCGGAACTCCGCCCCCACCTCGTTTGGAACGTCCACCCACTCCAGCATGTCCTTGACTCTCACTGGCCTGTCCTCCTGTTGCTTTTGCCGCCTCTGCTGGCGGCGTAGCTCGCGGGTTATCTGCTGTTCCATCCCGCGACGTTGCGCCCTATTCATCGGGTTTTGACTAGCATGCTGGTCATCTGCTAAACAATAGAGCGGCCCAACCGCCTTTGGGTCTGGGCCGCCCTTTTGCCATGTTGCTCCTGGCTGCGTGGCGAACAGGGCCAGAAGTCCGTAGCGTGCTCTGCCTACAAAACCGCCACCTGGCTATTAGTCACTAGCACCTCAAACTGTTTAGCCGCCGCCACCTCATAGAAGCCCACGTAGTTCAAGGTGACAGTCTCCTGGCCGTCATCGTCGCCTGGCTCGGCGGGGGGCTCAACGAGGTAGTAGCTACCATCTATGGTGATGTTGTGCTTGCCGGTGCCAATAGCAGGGCCGTCTACCTGGAGGCGGATGGCCCGCTCAGTCTGGGCACGGAAGAAGCTCAGCCGCTCAGTCTCCAGGAGGGCGCTGAGGTCAATGGTCAGAGCCAGCGTGGCCAGCCGCCCAACGCCAAACTGGTGCTCCACGAACTCCAGGGACTCGCTCAGCCGGAACTTAGGGGCCAGGCCGGTCACCAGGTTCCAGTCAAAGCTCACCGCGCCACCGGCGATGACAGAAGCACCGTCTAGGCCCGCGTGGTTTGCAGCGAACTTGACACCCCAGAGGTTAGCCGGTACAAGGGTGCGGCTAGGAACGGCTATATCAGCAGTGGGCGTAACGGCCAGAGCCTTGCGCCCTATGAAGGTGGCCGATACCTGGGCGTGCTCGCGCCCCTGGCTGGCGCTTATGCTCAGTTCCGTAACAAAGCAGTAGTTAGCCTCTAGGGCCTGCACGTCAGCAACACCATCACTATGGACGCCCTCTATGGTCAGGGTATCGGGGTTGGGGTCTGCCGCCGCCGGTGGGGTGTAGGTGTATTTGTAGTCGGCCTGTGCAGGTGTCTCCTCCACCGCTACCACGCCCCCCAGCACACCCGCGCCTAGCAGGTAGGGAAGCTGCTCGTAACTCAGTTCAGTGGGGCCAAGGTCAAGCTGGCTACCCTGCTCCACCTCGGTAGGAGCCTCCTGGTTCACGTCCAGTACCCCGTAGTCGTTCTCCGGCTGCTCCTGGGCAGCCATGTCCAGTAGAGTACCAGGGCCGAGGAAGCGATTAGTGGCGGGTATCCCCGTGCCCTTAGCCGCCTCCACGACTATCTGTTGCTTGCGCAACTTGGTGATAGCGCCAGTGGTCATTAGTTAGCCTCCTCTTGCTTGGCCGACTCCATTATGCTACCGAGCGCGTTCTCTAACGGTGCGGCAGGCGGCTCTTCCTCTGGCGCGTCCACGCGGGCATAGAGCTTACTTTTTAGCTTGGCCCTAGCCGTTTTGGCGTTAGGTTCTTCGTGATCAGAGGCAGGCCATCCGCCTACACCCTGGACGTAACGGGAATCTCCAACCCACTTCAGTAACATCTGTTTCCTCCAGTTCAACCTGTACTAAGTACCGTACGCCTCACCAGTCACCTCCGTCAAGGTGACCTCTATGATGCCCGTAACGTAGACGCGCTTGGCGTAGGCGCGCTCACTCTGCTGATAAGCTGCCACGTGGAGGGCCACACCCAAACCCCCGTTGGCTTCACTCGCGGCCAGAGCAGGGAAAGCCGTACGGTTCAGGAAGTCAATGGTAGACGCCAGCAGAGGGGTCATAGTCGCCATGGCTATCTCCATGCTAGATTTGGGAGCTACCACTAACTCTACGTCAAGGGTGTGCAGCACCTTCTGTCGCTGGGGACTTGCCTCTACAGGGCTACGGGCTGAGTAGAGAACGGCACGAGGCAGGGCACCCAGGCGGGGCTGCCTCCACTGATCGCAGCCCTGTAGCTTAGGGGCCTTGGCTACCTGGGCGGCCAGACGCTCGCGGATGCGGAGTACGTCTATCACAGGCCTGGTATCCTAAAGAACGTATCCCAGGCCGCCCCCATGACAGCGGTAGCGCGCCCCTGTACGGCCTCAATGGCGGGCTGCATGAAGGGCTTGGGCTTGGTGCCCCGCTCCCCGATGACCCGCTGAATCCGGTAGGCAGCGGCAGCAGACTTCCCCTTGCTTGCGGCCCAGTCCAGCAGGCCCGCAATGGGTGGGAGGTGGGCGCGGGAGCCAAATTCAATGGCCGCCGCCGAGTCATCGTCAATGATAATCTGAGACTTAGTAACCCGTATTTTGTCGCGGAGGTGCCGAGGGGCCGTCTGTCGTAGTTCGTTGGCCGCTTCACGCAGCATAGCCGCCTGGACAAAGGTAAGCGCGGGGCCAATGTCACGCAGCTTACCCCAACGGATACGAGCGTTCAGGACTACGGGGCGCTGAGCCACTAGAAGCCTATCCGCCGCTTGACCAGGGGAGCCAGTAGGAACTCAAAGTCCTGCCCCAGTGGCCCCATTTCCAGGGTTGGGTCGGCGTCGCTCGCTACATCGGAAAAGGCGGTGTCACGCCGTCGCCAGAGACGGGCGGCTAGGCCAGCAGTAACTACGGCCACGGACGGAGCCTCAAACGTCAGTATGTCTATAGCGGTAGCCTGGGTGTGGTTCGCCGCCGTGGAGCCGTTTACGCCACGAGTCACAGTCAGGGTAGTAGCAGTCGGCTTATCGGTGATGAACAGTTGCTCCGACTCAATGCGGAGGGTCTGGGCAACCTCAAACCGCTGCGCCTCCACTACGGTCAGGGTAGTAGCAGCGGCGCTGAGGGGGTTGTCTTGCACCGTGTCACCGGAGGAGCGGACAGTGCGGGGCCAGCCCCAGTCAGCAGTAACCCGCAACCCTTTGCGCACCGCCGTCAGCGTCACCTCGCGGAGTTCCATCCCCCAGAACGGAGCCGCGTCCCCCATGAGGATAACCACAGCCCCAGCCGCTAGCAGATCAGTGCTGTAGGTCTGGTCTAAGTCGGCGTCATCCTTCAGCGCCGTGGGGGTACTGATGATGTCCCAGCGGGGCACGAACTCGGTCTGACCGGAGGCTACGTCAATGTCCAAATTAGTGGCCTCCAGTTGGTAGAACCAGCGGCCCGTATGCTGGTCTACGCGACGACTGGCAGCCCGTAAATAACGGACTGCATCGGCCCAATCAGCCACGTCAATGGCCCCTGCTACACGCTCCAATTCACCCACATCTGCGTAGCAAGTGGGGGTATCTCTAGGGCTTGCCATCAGTCAGTTTCCCCGCTGTTGTCGGTAACTTCCTGCGCCCCCGCCAGCACCATACCATTGAGGCCAAGAGGAATTGAGTCCATGGTAATCATGCCATGGCGGCACTCGCAAGTGGGGCTGCCGCACTGCTGCTGGCCCTCCCATTTGCGGAGCCGTAGCACCGCGTTTTCACGGGTGCTAGCGTCAGCGTAGACTGCCTCTACCGCAGCCATGCCGCCCTCTATATGCCACAATAAAGCGTAAACACGGCAGCCCGCAGCCGTTGGGGCGCTCACAGAATCCCCCCAGCCGTGCTGTATGGCCCCTCAGCGGGGGTCAGGCTGGTCGCGGGCACCACGTATCGGAAAGCCATACTGCCCCCATTTCTCGCAAAGATTATACGAGCTATACAAATGAGCGTTACCGCGCTTTGGGGAGCCCGAACCGAGGGTAACCAGGCCAGCCAGTACCCCCAGCTTAGGCCCCCCAAGGCGCGCAGGAACCGGTCAAAGCTCCTGCGCACTGCTGCACTTTTCAGCAGCAACTTTAGCCCTCCACAACCTCTGCCAGGTTGGCATCCAGGGACGGTGGAGACTCGCCCAGGACGGGGTAGCCGATGGCCAGGGTACCGCCAAGGTTAGTGCTGCCACCAGTGGGGGTCACGACAACCCGCACGTACTCGCGGTGGCTGCCTTCCTTGACGCTGAGCACCACCAGCGTATCGTCATCCGTCGCAGCCAACTGGGTGATGGCGACGGCGGGGCTCAGGTCAGCGAACGAACTGTCATCCGCCGAGTCCTGAACCTTCGCGTCAATGGTGCCCGTGATGGCCCCCACGAGGACAAAGAAATCCACGTGGCGGCACCGCTGGGTACGCAGGGACGCACTGTTCACGGCGGTAGTAGCCCAGTCGATGGGGCTGCCCACCATCTTAACCAGGGCGCTACGGGGGATGCTAACCCCCGCGCCCCCGATCTGGCCCCGCTCACCACTGATGGCCAACAGAAGGGCTGCACCAGCCCCGTACGCCTTGGCCAGTAGTATCTTGCATGCTAGGTTCTGAATCATCCGGCTTTATTCCTCCGTTTCTTGACTAGCCCCCATTAGCCTGGACATGAACCCAGGCGCAGGGGTAGGCGTTGCCTGTTCCGTAGCTGCCGTACTTTCCTCCTCCGTAGCTGCCATACTTTCCTCCGATGGCGAATCATCAGCTACGGCAGTAGGCCCGTGACAGTCGCCACGGCATATCGGGGTGCCGGTGGGGTAGACATTGCCAGCCCCAGCCCGCACCACATCATCACTGCCACACTTGGCGCAAATCATCATGCTTTGTTCCTCCTCGTATTTCGCTGGTGCCTAGACCCTACCGAGGATAAAAGCCTCTGGGTTGGCGACACGCCCACCCAGGCGGGTGCGGAGGTAGAAGGTGACCTGCTCCACGTCAGCCTTGGTAAACGGGTCTAGCTGGGCACTGATGGCCATGCGGCGGGGCGTGATGTACTGGGAGAAGTCCCCCCAGATTATCACGATATTCCCGTCAGTGCCGCCTTCAGGCATGAAGCTGGAGCGCACCACTGAGAAGCCCAGCAACTCGTTGGGCCGGTCAGCAAAGCCCGCCGCCCAGAGGAAGCGGTTATTGCCGTCCACGAGCTTGCGGATATTAAGCTCCTCCTTCTGGTGCATGACCCAAACCGCGTTGGGCCAATACTGCGGGGGAAGCTCCACCTGCAAGTCCATAATCTTGGTAGCCGAACCGATGTCCGACGTGGTGTTGGAAATCTCATCAGTGGTGGTACCACTAACGTCCGTGGCCGCCGCGATGTCGGGGTCAACGGCGACGCCAAGCGGCTGGTCTACACCGTCGCCGGTCAGGATGGCCCGCTGGGCGACTAGGCCCAGGTTCTCGGAGCCATTCCTGGTTAGGAAGGCGAGTATGTCAAAGTCGGTGTCAGCCACGAAGTCACGGCCCAGGAACGTCTTGGTGCGCAGCTTGTCTACGCTGATGTTCAGGCGGCCAAACTTGGGCTCCACCTCCCCCGCCGCAGCGGCTGGTATCTCAGCGACGAACGCGCCGATGAAGCCAGAGGAGAATATGCCCTTGTCGCTGCCGGTAGCCGCCTGGACGCGCCACCAGGTAACCTGCTCGCGGGCGGTAGGTAGTGCGGTTGTCATGTCCAGAATCGCGGAACGCTCGGCCAAGCGCTGTAGCACCTCGGCCTGCTGGTCGGGGGCCAGTAGGAAGCCACCCAGTTCGTCTATCCCCGCCTGGAGCACGTCCATGGCCTTGGGCTCGCGCGGGGGCAGGGTGTGCATGGCCAGAGCCAGGGCGGCGCGGTACTCCGCTGTAGCCAGTTCAGGCCGCGCGGCTGACCGGCTAAGGTGCAGCTTGTGCGGGCCTATCTCCAAGGCCCTCAGCACGTCGGCGTCGGTGACCGGCACGGGGGGCGGCGGGGTGGCTCCATCAGGGGCCTCCTGCCAGGCAATCAGGTCAGCGGCCCTACTGTCGTACTGCTCCTGACGGTGCAAGATGTCGCGCAGCGTGTCTGCCGAGGTCAGGTGACCCTCCGCCTCTGCGAACGGCTCCTGGTACTCGGCAGACTCGATGTAGCCGCCTTCGTCCTTGTGCGCCTCCAGGGCCGTCTCCAGCCCTTCACGGAGGCTTGTGGCCTTAGCCACATGGTCATTGATGCGCTCGCGTATCGCGGTTGCGTCCAATGTGGTTTCCTCCTAGTTCACTACGGGTCAGGTGTTGGTTATTCGCCCTCGCGTTGCCGGAGGCCGAGCAGCCGGAGGTTTTCACGGGCTCGCCTCTGTGCGGCGGAGCAGTTGCATGCACCCTCTAGGGGTTGCGGGGGCGCTCCGTCGCCAGTCGCTTGGGCTGCTAATTGGTCTAGGTGATCGTAGATAAGGGCTAAGTTATCTCCCACGGGAGGGAGGGGGATTACAGGAAAACAGTCATTATCGTGGCAGCAGTCGGCGTAATTCGGCGGGGATTCAGGGTGCACCGTAGCAAGCGTGTCATGCTCCCCGAAGTGGGAGGCCATACGATCACGGAGAATCTTGGCCCCACGCATACCACCAAAGTTGACGGGGCTCACGTCGAATAGCTGGGCCTTCTGTTGGAGCATAAACACTACCCCGCCACGCTCCACGCGCTCCACTACTTGGGGCATCCAGGAGATACTGACGGCGCTCAGCGCCCCATCCTGGACTAGCTGCCAAGCGTCGCGGCCCAGCACGGTGTCCGAAAACTGAGCCTTAAACAGCAGCCCTTCTTCCGTCTCTGTCAGTTCCAGCACGGGGCCGAGGGGTAGTGCCCAGTCGTCATGTACCCAGAGGTGCTGTACCTGCCAGAGGGGGGCAGCCAGGAAGTCAGCGAATACTCCAGGCACGAATATGCGCCGGAGCACGTCGGGCTTGTTGTAGGGGAACAGCGCCGTGTAGCTCCGCTCCTCCAGGTCTAATGCGGCGCAGAGCCGCGTAGGGAAGGTTGCGCGCTCGGCCTTGTTAGTCACGTTATCCATGATAATGCGTCTCCTATCTGTCGGTCAAGGAAGCTGCCCGTACTCGGTGAACACGTCCTGGGGCCGCATGCCGAGCTTCTGGGCAACCCCGCGTACTGTGTGAATGTGGGCCGCGATCAGCAGCCGCCGCGCATCCTGGGTAGCCGTCGCTCCCTCCACGCGCTGGGGGAGGGCAGCTAGGGCCAGCTTCACGCCCGCCCGCGTCCTAGCCCAGTCGTGCTCCTCTGGCTTACCGTCCAGCAGTTGGAAGGCATAACGGATGCTAGCCTGCACCTGGCGATCAATGACGCCAGCACCAGCACCACCCGTCCCCAGGGCCTCGGCCAACTGCTGTATACGGTTGCTGCCCAGAGGGAGGGGGTAGCCCGCGCCGCTCCGCACCTGAATAGGTAGCTGCTCAGCGTTCAGAGGGAGCAGGAGTATGTCTCCACCTTCCACGGGAGGCAGGTCAACCGCAGCGCGGAACTCGTTGATGCTCATGCCACCGGCTAGGAGCTTGCGTACAGCGCGGGCGGAGCGGCTAGTCTGCAACTCGTCTAGGGCAAGGACACGGCTAGTGTCTGAGCGGATGCGAAGGTCATCCCCGAACTCCCCCGCTAGGCCCCACGTAAACACAGAGTCCAGGCGCACAAGGTTGGGGGCCGTGTTCTCCTCATGCTGAGCGCTACGGGCCTGGCTATAGTTACTGTACGTCGCATGGGTGAGACCGATGACCGCGCCCACCACGATGGGGGGCACGTTCAAGGGGCCGAGGATACGCGCCTCTATGTCCATGCGTAGTTCATGCAGGCCAATCTCTCGGCTACCTGTAGCCAAGCCCATGCGGGTCAGCTTGCCTTGTGTCCTGTCCACCACTGCCAAGCCCCAGGCTTTGTCAGCGCCGCCCTGCTGGCTTTCAAACTGCGTCTTTAGGCGGGCTATTTCGTCCTCCGTTAGCTCCCGTTCAGCCTCATAGAGGTAGGCGGGGACAGCCCCTACCTGGAAAAAGCGGATGATGAACGCAGTGATAGCCTCATCAGCGTCCACGCTGGGGAGGGTGGGGGCGATGGGGGATAGACCCCAGAGGGGGAATATCGGGTCAGGGCTCAGGGCCAGGTGTATCACGTCCTCTGGTGGGTAGCGGACGAACCGCTTGTTTAGCTTGTCCTCCACGAGCTTCTGGGCTCCGGCCATCGCCGTGCCAGTGCCGAAGGTGGAACCATCCGTAAAGACGTAGTACCCCTCTATCATCTTCTCAGTGTCAGCCTTGATGACTACGGCAGCCGCATCTATGGGCCATAGGGCTATCACGTCCCCCGCCCCGTTGCGTTGCTTCCAGAGCAGGCCGTTACCCAGCACAGCCACGTCCGTCCAGAAGCGGTCAAGTAGGCGCACCTTATCCATGACGGGGTGAGGCTTGTCCAGGAGGCGCTGGAGCGGGTGAGTCCAGGGCTGGACGGCCCACCGCTCGCTGCGTGGTGACCATCGCTCCACCATCTGGGGCACCTGAATCAAGCCGCGCACGGTCTCCGTAATAGCGGAATTGACCAGTTCGTTTTCCTTGTAAGCCCGATGCAGAGCCCCCACGTTAGCGGCCCCCCGCATACGGCCCAGCACGGTACTCACGATGCTGGACAGGCTACGCACGTTACGCTGGCGCAGCCACCGGAGGGGGGTGGTCAGTGCCCGTATGGGAGCGCTCAGTAGCTTATTCACTGTGCACCTCTAGGGGTATATCGGAGTCTGCCTGAACAGAAGCCTACCGCTACTGCCGCCGTTACGGTAGGGCTGTATGTCGATGAACAGCCCACCGAGGGAGCGGGGGCGAAGGCCCTTCTGTTCCACATAGGTACCCTGGGGGCGGCCCTCCAGCCGGTTGCCCACCACGTAGCCACGGAGGTAGCTGCCCGCTGAAACCATAAAGTACGTGCGATCTATCATCGTGTGGTGGCGGGTGGTATCCACCCAGTCAATGCGGGGCCGGTCAAAGGCGAACCGCATGTGATAGTGGCCGGTCACGTAGAGGTCAGCCACAAAGTCAGTAGCCAACGCCTCCAGCTTACGGATAACGGTGGCCTCACTGTTCGCCCCACCCGTGCCGTGGCGGCTAAGGATGCGGAACGTACCCTTGTGCTTGTGCGCGTCCACAAAGTCCAGGAAGGTAGCCGCCGTATGCCCCAGCATCGGGCAGCCCAGCCACTCTGCCATCCGCGTATCCGTGGTGGTACCGTCGTAGAACTGGTAGAAGTGGTGCCCCTCGTGGATACCCAGCCAGATGGGGTTACCACATACCTTGCAGGCAGCGCGGGTAGGGGCCAGGATTTCCTTCAGGTCGGTCAAGTCCTTTTCCCCAGCATCGTCCAGTGACTTACGTGCACTGTCGTATAGGGCCTGGCGGGCTATGATAATGCCCGTACGGTTACTGGGGCTATGCCGATCTACCAAATCGCCTACGCCCAAGATATGAATATGCTCCATACCCATGGCCTGGTCTATATACTTCTCCAGTTTGTCCAGGTCGCAGCCGTCAGCGCCGTATTGCAAGTCAGCGATGAAGCCGAGCGTTAGGTGCTGCTGGGCGGGTACCTCGTGCTGGCCGGAGTAGTCTATGGCCAGGTCATGTTGCTCCACTACTTGCCTCCTGTTATCTGGCGGATTCGCTTACCTAGCTGATTAGGCCCAGGCGTCCCCCCACGTAGTACCTCACCCGCCTCCCGTAGCGCGTTCCAAATGGTCAGGAAGTCGCTAAAGGGAAGCACTGCCGCGTAGTTCTGGGTGCCCTTCTCGTGCATGATTACAAGGGGTATCTTGCGCTCGCGCTTGGCCAGCTTCACCGTCGCGCGTAGCAAACTGAGAATAGCCGCCCGCTTAGTGTGCTTGAACTCCCCGTACAGGGTGGGGTGGAGGAGGTCACCGTGGGTACCATGGCCAGAGCGGATACCTGACAGCGGGTTACGCTGGCCCCCTAGCTGCTTAGCTATGCGGCGCTCTACGGCCTTCCAGGTCATGTCAGGCACTAGGGCCGCCTCCTGGCGTCCTGCTGGGGGGCAAGCTCGCCCGCAGCCTCGTAGCACTCACGGTGCGAGTAGGCCCCCAACCCATGCCAGTGGCGGGGTACGCCCAGCCCTATTTCCTGGAGGCAGTAGATGCAGACGGGGCGCTTATGCAACTTGTTCTCCCCAACTTCACTACCCATGTGCACTACTCACTCCCCGTGTTGTAGTTCTCACACTCAATGAGGCGGCCAGGCTCGCAGCCGGAGCAGTAGAAGTTCTTAGTGCCCTTGGCTGCCTTGCGGATTCCCGCCGCCGTCTTAGCCTGCATGCCCGCCGCAAACTGGCCCTTGCGGTTCGCATAGACTTCCTCATGGAACCAGGCTAACTCGCGGGCAGAGAACTCCAGATCATAGGCACGCAAGTCCATGGAGTAGGATTTGTAGGGCTCGCCACTGGCCGCCACGGCTGGGCACTTCCGATTGTTGCACTGCTTGTACAGGCCGTCTTCCTGGAACGGGCCGAGGGTGCCACCGCACAAGGGCTCTGGGCATTTCTTACGGCGCTCCGCGTAGTCCCCGTGGAGGAAATAAATGATAAGCCCGCACTTGCTGGTACCCGTAGCCACGCAGTAGATGGCGCACTGCTCATAGTACGAGTGCATGGCAATATCGCTGAAGCTCAGCAGGGCTGCCTCTCCCGCCTTTACAGTGGGCCATAGACGGGCGGAGCTTAGGGCCGTGCTTTTGATTTCGTCAAAGGCCAGGTCAGGTTCACCCAGCCAACGGTCAGGGCTCACGATCACACCCTCATAGACGAACGTATGCTTGACCAGGGAGGTGGTCACCCCGATTATCAGGGCCTCGGCGCTCTGCCCGCGCAGCCAGTAGAGGGCGCGCTTGCGGGTGCCAAAGCTCATGCCCGTCGCGCCCAGGAACCGTTGGGCAACTCCCAGGCGCACGCACGGCCATAGCTCGTGCTGGTGGGGCCAACCGCCCTTGAACCGGTCTGACAACAATTGTTGGAATAGCTGGGCACGGCGGGGCTTGTTCTCAGTGATTTTCACGGATGGGGCTCCAACCTGGCTGCGTGGCGAACAGTATCTTGACTAGCATGCTGGTCATGGCGCAGCCTCCGTACTATCGCCTCGTAGATGTCGTTAGCTGCCCAGGGGCGGGCGGGGTAGCTAGCATACGTCAGGTGCAAGTCCTCCAGCATGTTCTCTACTGTACGGTCTAGGGCTACCGCCTCCGGCTCTGCCTGGTACCGGCCTACAGGGTCATAGGGCTTGCGACGGTGGAGGAAGATATGGAACATATGAAACCGTGTCGCGTAGTCGGTTATGACCCGCTGTAGCTCTCGGTGGCGAGTATAGGCCAGGCCCAGGAGCAGAGGCGCATCAGTCACCACTACGTCTACGTGGGGGACTACACGGACTAAGCGATGGTATTGCTTAGCAATAACGTAAAACGGGTCAGGGATAGGGCGTTGCTCCCAGTAGACTTCCTTTGCAAACTCAGTGACTAGCTCGGCCCGTATCCCCGCCCACTTCAGGAGGGCGAACACATGAGCAGCCATGGTGCTCTTGCCCGCACCAGGGCCAGCGTAGAAGCCTACCACTAGGGCGGTCATGCCTTGCCCTTCCGTGTAAACTTGTTGGCAGGCATCAGGCACTTACGGCAGCCACCGCCCACCAGCTTTATGTGCTCAGGGGCAGGTAACGGCACCCAAATGGCCGTAGTACGTAGGCACTTGTCGCAGGTGTACTGGCGTAGGTGAAAGTTCGTCACCAGTTACCCGCCTCCAGCAGTAGACCGGCCAGGGCTAGGACTCCCAGGAACAGAACCAGGGCGAATAACAAGTTCATCTAATGGCCCAGCCATGACTCATGGGCAGCCCGCCACAAACTGAAGGCTAGAACGGTTCACGATCTCACCCCAACCCTCGATACTGTAGACCCGCCGTATCCCTTCGTTTGTAAACGTCAGCGTCGGGAACTGCTTACCGTCAAGGCGGGGCAACTTCTGACATATCGCCACGCCCTCATAGGTGTTGTCACCCCACTCTAGGTACTGGCTGACAGGCCCCGCGTTCTTCCCGCCTCGTTTCGCCCAGGAGACGAACGCGGCTAAGCCACGGCCCGACCTGTCACAGATGGGGATACCTTCTTCAGGCACCAACGTCTCCCCAGGCGTGAACGTGACCGACTCCCCAGGGGCCAAAGTTCCTGATAGCTTCCACCTAAGCCGATCATCCTCGCCTACACAGCCGTTTAGGTTTACATCATGGAATCGCTCGGTGACAGTGAACGGCTCCGGCGAAGGCTTAGCCGCAATTGCAGCGGCAACAAATAAAACCAAAATAAGCAATCTCATTACACCCACCCCATGACCTTGGCTGTACCGGCCATCACGGAGAGGATAGCGGGTACAGCGACTAGGGCGCGACGGAGGGCGCGTACCTCAGTCACCAGGGGAAGCACGTTCTCTATGGCCCGCTCCAATTCCAGGAGACGGCGGCGCTGGCTACGAAACCGGTGATCAATGACCTTGGCCAGACGCGCGTACTTGGCATCCATGGAGCCATTGATAAGGTCAAGGAACAGGCGGGATTCATCGTCAAGTTCGTCAGCAGTTACCATTAGATAAAGGTAAGTCCCCTAGCTAGTCGGCAGTCACGCGGCCCCCGTTCCAGGGCGGCGACTACTCCCATGGCCAAAGCGATTGCTCCATCTATCTTAGCTGTGGCCTTCCCACGTGTCAACCTAAACCCCCGCTCGGATTCCTTGGCCCGCGCATTGATGACGTGCGCTCGCAAGTCGCTAGCCGCCTGGTCGTACACGGATAGCCAACAGAAGCGGATGGCGTCGTACAGTTGGTTCCCCATGAGCAGGAGGTTATCGCCGGTCTGGGTGTACTCCACGATGTCTACACCGCGGCGGCCCATGCCTTCCTGAAGCCGGTAACCCGCCGTCTCAAAGTGGGCAGGGTCATAGTGGACGCTGCGCAGGTTCCACATGCGCTCCTGCGCCTCCAGCCACGGCACCGCCGTATCCTCTGGAATGACGGGGTTATCCTCCGTAGGCGTCCAGATGCGGTGGGCCAGGAGCACGAGACCCAGCAACCAATGATAGCCTACCAGGGTTACAGCCAGGGAGTCACGCTTATGGGCCGCGTCCACAGTAGCGTACACGGGCAGGCTCCGGTGTTTCCAGGGCCAGATGACCGGTACCTTGCGGAGGGCATCCCACTGATCAGCCTTAATGAAGGCGGAGCGAGAGGTATCCCACTTGTTCTGGTGGAGCCGAGCGAACGTCTGGGGGCGCAGTTGGGCACGCTGCTGCGCGTAGTACGCGGGGGTCTGCCAGGGCATATGGGGCGTGGTACCCCAGTAGCAAACTATGGTACCGGTCACGTCCTCCCACATGGGGAGGGTGCCATGGACGCGACGGCCCTTCAGCACCGTGGCCTCGTACAGCTTCCAGAGGAGTAGGGATTCATCGCGGAAGCCCGCATAACTATCTACCCAGCGTATGCTATTTAGGCGGGTAGGGACGGGGGTGAACTCCTCCCAGAGCCGTTCCGAGCGCTCACTATGGAAGGCCCAGAGTTCCGTCCAGAGGGTGATGGCCTGGTTCGCTCCGGCCTCCCCCGCGTAGTCATGAGGCAGGGCCTCCAAGTGACCCCCGTCAGGGAACACGATGGCAGGCCGTGGGTGGCGGCGCACCACCAGGTTCCGCTTCAGCAAGGGGTTGGCCTCTATGACCTCGTTGATGGCCCCAAAGCTCCGGCTGTTCGCCTGCTCCAGGTCGTTAGCCAGGGCATAGCCTTCAGGGCGGCCAGGCTCAGTGAGCATGAACCAGAGGCCCACGGCTGCGCCCAGTTCCGTCTTGGCGGATTTCTTAATGTCCCCCATGATATACGTTGAATAGGGAAACTTACCGCGCGCATCACGCGTAAACCAGCAGTCCAGCACCTCGGCGTGATCAGGCTGAAGATCAATGAGTTCCCCGCTCGTACGGATAATCCACTGGTCAGCAAGGAACTGCTTAATGTCTCCGTGATAGCGATGACTGTTTGCGGCCCACCGCCGCGTGAAGCCCTCCAGGCTTAGGTCATGGTCAGTCATCAGTGGCCCGTAGTGTAGTCAGTACGTCCTCGTCGCCCCACTCAATGACAATGCGGGCCGTGGGGGGGAGTAGGACGCCAGGGACAAGGGACTTGGCCAGGTACCCCACCAGCCGGTCTAGGCCCTCCCGCTGCCGGTCAGTGCTATGAGGTGACGCTGCGTGAACTGTGATGGGCTTAGTAGCCATGGCCTCTACCGTAGCACGCGGGGCAGAGATAAGGCAACGGCCCCTTGCTACGGGGGCCGCTGCTGCACACTACCAGCTTAGCTTTAGGTGTGCGCGCAGAATAGCCAAGCCTTATTGATAGTGGTAGGCACTGCCGCATTGCTACGCTCAAACTCTATGGCCATTTCGGGCGCGATTAGGGCATCGCTGAAGTACGTCACACTCTGCCCAACTATCTTAGAGGCCGTAGCCCCCGTAAAGGCAAATGAGTCAATCGCCCCATCGTCTACTGATGGCTGTGCCCTAACAATCACGCCAGCGGTAGCGTCCACGAAAACCACTATTCGGTCACAGTCGTCAGTGGGTAAGAAGGCTGTGGTGACGGATGGGGATAGTGCCCCAATGACCAAGTTTTCCGCTATAACCGTAGTGTGGGAAACAAGCGGAGACGCCGTTGCTGAGCCATCCAGACTCTTATTCAAGCCGAACGCGAAAGCCATCATGAGCACGAACAATGCTCCGATAGCAATTATGTTGCGCATATCAAACCTCTTGCTGGTCGGTCGGCCAGCTACTACATGAAACCATGGCGCTAGGGGGCGGGTAGCTGCCAACTGCCCGCCCCCTAGTACACTAGCGTCCGGCGGTTAGGGCCGGAAGGTCTACGGGCTTGCCGCTGAGACGAGCAACTTGGATGGCGACGTTGTAGATACCCCGCACCTCACGGAGCAGCGCCGCTATGGCCTGGGCCTGGCCCGTGGTTATCTCCCCGTCACGGCACTTCTGAATGGCGTCCTTGGCCTCAGTCAGAACCTCGGCTGGCTTCATTTAGTATCACCTCCTCCCTTTGCAAATTTGGTAAGCTGGCTGGCGTAGTAACCGAGTAGGTGAATGTCACCCTCGCACTCCTGACAGACTAGAGTTGCTGGCCGCCAATGCCGTAGCGCTTGCCCACAGAGGGGGCACGGCCCGTAGTTACGCAAGCACCGGAAGGTCTCCCGCACCTCCCGCGCGGAGTAGTAAGCGCTGATGTAGTGCCGCGCTTCTGCTAATCCGCACCCATCGGTCAAGCCGTTACCCATAGCGTAAGCCAACTCTCTGGGGGACATCTGCGCATACATAATGCGACACCAAGCCGTTATAGCAGCTAGGGCCACTTCGGGTATGGCAAGCTCTCCCCACCTCATAGCTGCTACTCGCCCCCCTCCTCTGCCTCCACCGCCTCTGCCTCAGCCTCCGGCTGGGCTACGGCCAGGGCAGCGGCTACGTCCTGCATGAACGTGATGTCCTCCTGGAGGAGGGGTAGCACGGCCAGGTTGTAGGACGTAACGGCCTTGGCTACGGAGTCGGGGTCATGGGCCGCACGCATGACTGAGACGCCCTCCATGGCCCGCCAGAGGGGGCGCAGGGGGTTGTCGGTACCAGAGGTGTTGACGATGCGCGTGATAGTCGCCACGGCCACCTCGTTACCCTCAGACAAGGGTGGGGACTTCCCCGCCAGCATGTCAGCCTTGTATTGCTCCTCCACCTCATCATCACCGAGGGTGCGCACCGCCGCCGTCAGTTCGTCGCGGCTCCACTGCTGGCCTTCCTTCAGGTCTAGCAGAGCCTTGGCCTGAGTCTCAGGGAGGCCGGAGACTATGGACAAGTCGCCACGGGAGGCGACCTGGGCGCCAGTAACCTTCTCACCCTGGGCAGCCTTCAGGGCGAGTAGGATTGTCTGCTGGCTCATGCCAAGCTGGGTGGCCAGGGCACGCTGGGTGAACTTCCGCTTGCCCTTGCTATCCTTGGTGGCGTACAGGCGGGCTATCGCCTGGTCACGCTCGGCCAGGGTCAGGTTCCGCCCGTGGCTGAGGTTGGCCAGGGCCGCGAACTCCAGGGCTCCCTCACGCCCGCCCGTGCGTATCTCCGCCTTGATGGTCTCCAGCTTCAGCTTCCGTGCCGCCTCGCAACGGTGGAAGCCATCCGCCACCGTAAGCACCTTGTCCTTGCCCTTCCCCTCGGTGAACACGACGATGGGGGGGAGGGAGGCGAACACGTCCATGTAGGTCTGGACGGTACCCTTGTCCAAGCGCTCGCGTATATTCACCTCCTGGTCTATGGTCAGGTCTGCCAGCTTCAGTTCCTTGATGTCGTTTGCCATTCTCTTGCTCCTCCTGCTATGGGCAACCATGCCCCCTAGGTTGATGGGCCGCGTCGCTATGCGTCAGTGGGCACCTCCCCGCCGAGCCGCCAATGGTTCTCTACCCTTGCCTCATAGAGGCTATACCCCAGTGGCATAGTGGTGATAATGACCATCAGCAGAGGATCATGCAGCCAGCGCCGGTCTACGGACAACCGCCCCTGCCATACGAGGTAGGCGATGAACTCCACCCTAGTCACTAGGTACCTCGGTTGCCTCCCGCATGACGCGGGCTGAGAGTGTGCCGGTGCCCTTGAACGTGGCGTCCGCGCAGTCGGGGCAGTTGGGGTCAAACGCTACCATGTGGGTGACGCAGCCCGTCAGGGGAAGCTCGGCCTGGGGGGCACCCTTGGGGCGCGTGACGAACGCGTAGACCTGCTCGTGCTGAGAGACCAAGAATACCATGGCGCGCAGACGGCGCACCTCTAGCTCCAGGGTATTGGCCGTGCGAGCCAGCCTGCGGGCCGTAGGGGGGAGGCGGCGAAGGGTCTTACGCTGGTACATTACTGCTGGTCTCCCTTCTCCCAGCGGATGCAGGCAACGTGCTCCTCTAAGCCGCCTGGCACCCGCCGACTAATGGGTACCACTTCTAAGACATAGATAGCAGCCATGCTTTCCTACCTTCCGCCCGCCGCCATAACGTGGCTGTGCCCAGCAAATATGGCGTTTCCGTAGGTGTCCTCCGGTGGAGTAGGCTGACCCATAGCCCCGCAGGTACACTCCCAGGAGTAGCCGCCCAAACCCGTAGCCTTAGTGGTGACCATGTGGGGGGCGGGGTCACGGCGGCGAGTGGGCACCTCCTGACATTGCTCACACCCCTCGGCCTGCTGCTTGGTGATGGCCTCCGTCTCCATGACGTAGGCTGACATGTCCTCCTCTGGTATATAGACTACTGCCCTGGCCAACCTGGCCTCCGCGAACTCCAGCCGATGGCGCATACGCTCAACCCTCTGGAACAGTTGTGCTGCGTACTGCTTGCTCAACCTGTCCTGCCTTCCTCCCGCGCTCGGCGGGCTAAACCCTTCCAGTTCGTTACGTGTCCTACGTGGTACCCATCGCAGTAGCGGCAGCGATACGTATGCAGCCAGGTCTGCCCTCTACGGCGGGCCTGCTGCTCTGCTGCCGTGGCCTCCGCCTGAGTCGCGTAGCGCACCTTGCGGCGGCACTCAAACTCACTGCGTGGCAGGTACTCAGTATTCATGCTGACCCCTTCCTAATGTCCAGGAGGGTAACCAATGCCCACTCCTCAGCGGATGCTCCCGCGCTGGCAAGGGCTGCTGCCATGTCTAAGCCGCTAGCTGCTGCCACGTCACGCTCGCGCCGGAGTTGGTGCATGTGCCTCCATGCCTGCCGGATGCTACGGTCAAGCCCTTCACGGAGAGCCAACGGATTCTGGTCTGCCCACTCACTAGGAAGGGTCATCGTCAACCTCAATGGTCTCTATGGCCTCCACGTTGGCCTGGCTGATCTGGAGCATGGCGGGGATACGGTTGGCCATACGCTGGTAGATGACGCTGGCAATCTGGTAGGAGTGATCTGCCGCCTGCGCGGGAGTCAAGTCATCGAAGCACTGCTGCCAGGACTTACGGCCCGTGCCTAGCTGAACCTCGTTGCCCAGGCTACCGTCACGGTCTGGGAGCCAGCCCACGGTAACGGCCAGCAGCAAGGGCGGCCCCTCCGCGTGGAGGCGGCCCTGGACTATCCGTATACCGACGGGGGCAGGGAGCATGTCAGTAGCAGGGAGATTGGTCACCGCTACGTACCGCCTCAGCGTAATTCTAATCTCGGTGTGGGTCATGCCTGCCCTCCTAGCTCTAGGTCTGCGAGCCCCGCCAACTCGGCGGGCTCCATGTCCATGATGGCTCGCGGGGTAAACCCCGCTGTACGGAGCACCCTGATACGCAGGGCAGCCAACATGCAGCAGGGGCTCCATAGGTTCGTGCTAGTCTCCCTTCCTTTGGCACATTTCCCCATGTGCGAAGCTGAACTGGCCAAATCCTGCCTGGCTGTACTGCACAGTCTTGCTACAGCGCAGGCAACGGAGAAACGTCGGCCTCTCGCAAAAGCCATCCTCTACACCCATAAATGTGTGCTCTAGCTTCGGCTGCACCCACTCTATCTCACTTTCCACTGAGATGTCGTAGAAGCCGCTTGCCTTCGCTTCCACCATCGCCCGCTGCTGGCCGTTCATGGTTACCACAATGGAGGCAAGCCGAAACCATGTCAAGCGTTTTCGGGGGTGCTTTAGGGGAAAGTAAGAATTAGTTTGGGGCGTCAGATAGGAAGGTTCGGTTGGAAGCCAAGGTTATAGCCGAACCTTGACTAGCATGCTGGTCAAGATAGGTACCGGTGCTGTTCCGGTAGTAGCCGGTGGTAGCCTATCTGAGGGGGCCAATTCTTCCGGTGGTAATTACCGGTGGTAGACCCTAATTCGTATCTGAGCTAGTACCGGAGGCTATTATACTTCGTATACCTGTAGCTCATTATTTGGGCCAGTCGTAGCCTAGGGAGGCGTACATAGAGGGTAGGCTGCCAACGCCCTTCTTAACACTCAACTGCTCAGCCTCCACGGCCTCCTGGAGGGCGTCACGGATGCTGCCCTGCTGGCTACCCATGATGTGCTCCCGCTGTAGCTCGCTGGCTGACATTGGGCGGGCCTGTTCCTTGATGATGGTCACCACCTGGAGGCGGAGGCCCTTACCATGGGTAGGGTCACCGTACGGTACAATCTGCACGGCAGGAGTAGTGAGACCCTGAATCTGGAACGGTATCTCTACGTTGTTAGGGAGGCCGCAGTTGTTCTTATCGCGGCGCAGGAAACCCGCCATTTCAGTAAGGCCGCTGCCCGTATCCTTGCGCACGATCTGCCAGGCGTTCCGGCTTGTCCACGTCTTACCGCCAAACCCGTAGGCATGCACCGTCTTAATGTCCTGGCCAAACTGGGGCTGGGCGGAATGGTCAATGATGGCTACAGGTATGGGGAGCCCGTCAAGGAAAATGAACAGGTTGGTGATAAGCCCCCGCTCCTCTAGGGGGTCGCCGCCGATAGCGCGGAATACAGAGTCCAGCACCAGGAACTCCGCCCCCGTCGCCTCTATCATGTCCAGTATGTCCTCCTGCGCCTTGGAGGTAGTGGCAGGCTGGCGGCCCCTAAAGTAGTGGATGCCAGGCACCGGCTCGGAGAGGCCCAGGCCCCGCGCGTAGCGGAAGGCGCGGCGGGTGAACTCACGCAGGTCTACCTCGTAATCCCACCAGATGATGTTGGCTATCTGCTGCGTTTTAATACCCAGGCAGGGCTTGCCCAGTAAGAGGTGGTAGCAGAGCCAGTGTAGCAGTTCCGTTTTGCCCGTGCCGCCCAGACCATAGAACATGGTCAGGAAGTTCTCGTATACGATCTCATCCCAGAGCCAAACGGCGGGCGCAGGCTCTACCTGGTTGTCCCCTAAGTAGATGTACTCCCCAGTGCTGTACTTGATGTCATAGCTGGCTATCTGGCTAGCCATCTTAGGGATTTCCTCATCAGGGTCAAACCCTTCGTGGGGCATCCGGTGTTCAAAGAGGCCGCGCAGCATCGCCTCAATGTTAGCGGGGTGAAGGCGCAGCCGCTCGCGGAGCTTACCCCCGATGGAGACCAGCACCTGGTTGCGCGCCTCGGCGGTTATCTCCGGCCCCTGTAGCACCTCCCAACTGGCCTTCTGTAGGTGCTCCGGCTGGACGCCTAGAGCGCGGAGCGTGGTTATGGCCCACTGCCCCACGTTCTCCACCTCTATAGTGTGGGAACGGATGAACGCCTCCGTCAGAGTAAAGGGTGCCCCGTGGGTGTAGCCAGGGGTAGGGGGCACAATGATAAGCTGGCCGGTAGCCTGGAGATCAGCGATACCAGGGGCCAGGGCTCCACCAATGCAACGCTGTTGGGAGCGCACCCAGATGTGGACGCCCCCGCGCCCACTCTCTACCATGTGCGTCTTGCCCGCGAACATCTGCCTAGCCTTTTCAGCGGGCGGGCCTGCCTCTATGTCCAGGGCGCAAAGGTGAAGGGGGTTGTAGACCCCCGCGATGATGGCTAGGCCCACGTTCTTAGTGAAGCACTTACCCGCGTCAGCGGAGCTCATAGGAGCATCCTGCCAGGGCTTCCACTTGCGGGTAGGGTGCTTACGGGGCTTACCGCTAGCAGGGTCTATGGCCATACTGATGGGAACAGGGGCGATGCCTGCCGCGATGTAGGCTCTAGCAGTCTCTAAGACGTTGGCCATGTTGCCACCTTCCATTCTAAGCTACTGAGAGACCCACCAACGAGGGATACATGAAGCTGGGGTACCCTAGGAGTCTAGGGGGCGCCCTCCCCCCATTTCTCGCAAAGAGTATATGAGCTAAGCAGTTTAGCACCCGCTCCTCATTCCCTATTAATCGTGGCCCGTACATGAATGTCTCACAGCGCCCTAATGCCCCGTCGCTGGTCACACGTAGAGTTAGGGAGGGAGCAGGCCGCGCCGGTGACGCGCGCCATAATGCTGATCGGCTTTCATAAACGGGGGCCACTTGGGGGGAGGGATGGATTGCGGTCTCCCTGCTTCATAGTCGCTGGGGGACGGAGAGACGGGCGGTCAGGGGGCCGTAATGCACAGGTCGCCGTGGAGGCCAGTCTAGCTGGGCCAGAGCAACCTTGCAGCGAGTATTGGCGGCCCACTGCCCGCTGGCTATGCATCGAAGTGTTTGACCGCCCGTCTCTCCGTCCCCCAGCGGCAGGTTACAACTCCTCTGGGGGCACGAGGGCTGCGTACTCGCGGCCAGCCCTGGAAGTCTTGGTGACGAACATGCCCACCGCGGGGAAGGTTGCGGCCTTCAGAAGCTCCACTATCTGGCTGCTCCCTGACCTGGTAGTAGCGACTACCCCAGGCCCCTTGCCCTTCAGGGCGTGGAGGAAGTGGAACAGGACTACCGCGTAGTCCCTCGGCTCCTGACCGGACTCCACGAACTGGGAGGGGAAGAACTTGGCGTCCTCCAACACGATGGGGATGCTCTGGAGCTTGGAGAGGGGGTACTGGGGGATTTCAACCCCTTCATCCGTCTCGCCCCACAGCGGCCCCTCATTGCTGGGTACGGGCGGGGGTATCTCTGGGGGTGCCGTAGGGTCAAACTCCTCCGGCTCCTCAGCCTTAGTGCTTGATGCCACGTAGGGCCTCCGTTCTCTGCTGCCTGCCTCCAGGTGAGGGTAGCAGCAGCGGGGGGAAAGCAGGTAGCCCCGCCGCCGCGAAGCCTAGAGGGAGGGTATAGGCTCAGCTACTAGGATGGGGGAAGCGGGGGCTGGGCGTCAAGTCATGGTTTGCCAGGTGGGCAAGCCACTGGCTGAGGGGGGCGGCTGACTAGCATGCTGGTCATGTGGGGGGTGCTGAGGTTAGGCTGTAAGATTCACACAATCTTCACAACGGGCAAACCTGTGTAAACGGGGGTACCCATGCTCGCAGCAGCAATCCAAAACTTTAGCGATGTTTAGAGGCCCCTACCCCCTTATGCCCAGGCTCACACAGCTTTGGGTAGGGTTGCGGGGTGTGGGAAACTGCCCAAACCTGGGCATAAGGGGTGCTGGGGTTAGGGTAAAAGATTCACAGAATCTTCACAACTGGGGAAACCTCCCCAATCCTCACCCCCCGTGGCCCCCCCCAGGCTACCCAAACCTGG